AAAAAACAGTAGATGCATGGTCTGAGATTGACGAAGCAATGGATACTGTTACAACAAAAACTGGACTGACTGGGGAGGCCTTGTTAGGACTACAGGAAATTGCAAAAGGAATTGCCACATCTTTACCAGCGACTACATTTCAAGAATCTGCTGATGCAGTTGGTGAGCTCAATACACAATTTGGGCTTACTGGTGATACTTTGAAAGTTGCAGCAGAGTATTTATTGAAGTATTCAAAAATAACTGGAGAAGATATTTCAAACTCTGCAATAAATGCCAAAAAAGCAATCGATGCCTATGGACTATCCAATGAGGATTTAGCAAGAGTATTGGACTCAGTTACTAAAGTAGGCCAGGACACAGGTCAATCTTATGATTCAATCTTCCAAAAAGCTATAGATGGAGCTCCACAGATTAAGATGCTGGGATTATCTTTTGAAGAGGGAGCAACATTAATTGGTCGATTTGAAAAAAGCGGAATTGACTCTTCTGCTGCTTTATCTTCTCTTTCAAAAGCCGCAGTAAACTATGCCAAAGATGGGAAGTCCTTGACGGACGGATTGAACGAAACTGTTAATGCAATACAGAATTCAACTAGTGAAACAAAAGCTTTGAGTATTGCTTCGGAAGTTTTTGGGAGCAAGGCTGCACCACGTATGGTAGATGCAATACAACGAGGGGCCTTTAGTTTTAGTGATTTAGCTGAAGCAGCCAAATCCTCATCAGGGACTGTCTCGACAACATTTGATGAGACGGTAGATCCGATTGATAAACTAACAACATATTCCAACAAAGCGAAAGAAGGACTTGCCGAGGTAGGCGGTAAACTGCTAGAAACACTTATTCCAGCATTAGAACCACTTATTGACTTACTTGATAAGGCTGTTGAGTGGTTTACCAATTTGAACGAAAGCGATCAACAAACAATCGTTATTCTTGGACTTGTTACAGCGGCCGTTATGACTTTACTTGGGGCTCTCGCTCCAATTGTTATTGCGATTGGGGCCATAGGAGCTCCAATTGGGATTGTCATCGCAGCAATAGTTGCAGCTATTGCCGTCATAACTCTGATCATACAGGCAATTATGAATTGGGGAGAGATATCCGAATGGCTTCAAAATTTATGGGATGGATTTGCAAACTGGATTTCAGAGTTATGGTCACAGATATCGACTACTGCAATAAGAGCATGGGAGGCGTTAGTTACGTGGCTTTCAAATCTATGGACGAACATTACCGAGGTAGGAAAAACATTATGGACTGTCTTTGTGGCTGGGTTAACTGGAATTTTTCAAAATCTAGTTACAGGAGCACAGGCATTGTGGCAGAACTTCACTTCTTTTCTTTCAAATTTATGGACAAACTTGACAACTATGGGTTCAAATTTGTTCAGAGATTTAGGAAGTTCAATTTCTAATGTTTTCAATGGGATCTTATCTACTGCTAGCAATATTTGGAACTCTATCAAATCAACTATTTCAAATGCTATTGATGGTGCTAAAAATGCAGTATCTAGCGCTATCCAAGCTATTAAAAATCTATTTAATTTCAATATCAGTTGGCCACATATTCCACTACCTCACTTTTCAGTGAGTGGTTCAGCCAATCCTTTGGACTGGTTAAGTCAGGGCGTTCCAAGCATCGCTATTGAGTGGTATGCGAAGGGTGGTATCATGACCAAACCAACTTTATTTGGAATGAATGGAAATAGAGCAATGGTTGGTGGAGAAGCTGGCGCAGAAGCAATCCTTCCACTCAATAAGTCAACTCTTGGTGCAATTGGACAAAGTATTGCTAATACGATGAATACATCGAATAGCATCAATGTAAACTTCTCAGGGGTGACCATCCGAGAAGAAGCGGATTTGAATAGACTAGCTGATGCAGTTGGAACACGTATTGCTGAAGAACTACAAAGAAAAACTAATTTGAGAGGAGGTTTCGAATGACAAAAATTAATGAGTTAACCATCGACGGAGTGAAAACTTCATCATTTAAATGTGAGATTCTGGTTGAAACACGACCACAAGTCATCGTATCCTCCTCAAAAACTAGTCTTTTAGAACATGATGGGCTCAGTGGTGCAATTGTTCAATCAAATAGGCATCGTGGATTGATTGAAAAAAGCTACCATATCAGCTTAATTAACCCAACGGATGAAGAGTTATACCGTTTTTCTTCTCTGTTAAATCGTGAAAAATTTTGGTTGGAGAATGAACAAGAGCCAAGCGTGAAATATTGGTGCTATAAAGTGGATGATTTCAAAATTATTAAAGATGATTTTGGTGCATGGACGGTAGATGTGAAATTCACTTGTCACCCTACTAAATATTTTAAAGGCACCGATACACAGAGATTGACAAGAAGTGGGACCTTGACCGTTCAAGGTTCTGCTCTTGCTTTTCCTAAAATCACAATCATTGGACAGAGCGCTGCTGAGACTTCGTTTACAATCGCTGGTCAGGTCATTCGTCTTGAAAGGCTATCAGAATCGCTTGTGATGGTCAATAATCCTGACAATCCTAGTTTTAAAACAACAACAGGGAAGCCAGTGAAATGGTCAGGCGATTTTATCACAGTTGATCCAGCGAAAGTGAAGAATGTTGGGATTGTTTTGGGTCCAGGTATTCAATCGCTTGAAATCGAGACGGTTTGGGGGTGGGCATAATTGCTTTATTTACTTAATAAAGATGTGAGAACCGTTCGGTGGAACGGGGAGCCACTTCATGAAGCAACTTCGGCGATTGTTAAAGAGACGATGAATGGCGATTTCACCTTAACTGTAAAATATCCCATTTCCGACTCTGGTATTTATCAACTCATCCAAGAAGATATGCTGATAAAAGCGCCGACTCCTGTTCTTGGTGCGCAGTTATTTCGCATCAAGAAACCTGTTGAACACAATGATCATCTGGAAATCACAGCCTATCACATTTCAGACGATGTGATGCAACGTTCTATCACACCAGTAAGTGTGACTAGTCAGAGTTGTGGCATGGCTCTTTCTCGCATGGTTCAAAACACAAAAACTGCTTTGGGGGATTTTTCTTTCAATAGCGATATCCAGGATCGTAGGACCTTCAACACGACTGAAACAGAAACTCTGTACTCTGTATTGCTGGACGGTAAGCACAGTATTGTTGGTACATGGGAAGGCGAGCTGGTTCGTGATAACTTTGCGATGACTGTCAAGAAGAGTCGTGGGGAGAATCGTGGTGTTGTTATTACGACACACAAGAATCTGAAGGACTACCAACGCACAAAAAACAGTCAGAATGTTGTCACAAGAATCCATGCCAAATCGACTTTTAAACCTGAAGGTGCTGAAAAGGAAACGACTATCAGAGTGACTGTAGATAGTCCTCTTATTAACTCTTATCCTTATATCAATGAGAAAGAGTATGAGAACAACAATGCTAAGACTGTTGAAGAATTACAGAAGTGGGCACAGGCTAAATTTACAAATCAAGGCATTGATAAGGTCTCTGATGCTATCAAGATTGAAGCATTTGAACTTGATGGGCAAGTTGTTCATATGGGTGATACGGTCAATCTCAAGAGCTGGAAACACAATGTCGATGCATTCAAGAAAGCTATTGCTTATGAATTCGACGCTTTGAAGGAAGAATACATCTCTCTGACTTTCGATGACAAGGCAGGCACTGGTGGTTTTAGAGCTTCTGGTGGGCTATCTAGCGCAGCTGATGCAATCCTTGGTGTGACAGAATCTGCACAAGAAATTGCCCTTGAAAAAGCTCTTCAAAATACAGACTTAGATTTTGAACACAAAGCTGGATTGTTAAGACAAGAAATTGCGGACGGTATCGAACTCGCCAAAGCCAAGGCTGAGGAGAATAAGAAAGCTCTGTCTGACGAAATCAACAGACGATTCGAGGAATTTAGTCCATCAGGATTTGAAGAAGCTAAATCAAAAGCAGAGGAAGCTCTACGAAAAGTTGGAGCAAGCGCTGACCTAATTGAGGAAGCAAAGAGAATTGCTGCTGACAATGCTAGGGATTTAAACGCATTTAAAACCTCGACTCAAAAAGAACGTGAGAAGTTATCAGACGAACTGAAACGCTACTCTCGAGAGGAAGCCAAGAACAAACTGACAGAAATCAGGGAAGTTCTGGCTAGTGACTATGTTTCAAAAAGGACCTATGTAGAAGATGCAGAAGGGACACGTCAACGACTCGAAGCTATCACGCTAGATAATAAGTCTAAGTTAGCTGAGTATAAACAAACAGTTGACGGTCAATTCACAAAACTATCTAGTCAGATTGCTGATAAGGTAGATAGGTTGGATTTCCAGCAAATCAAAGAAACTTCACTAATTTATGAACGCATCCTAGGTAGGACGGATTCAAATGTTGCTTCAAACATTGCCCGAATGGCCTTGACCTCAGAATTGTTTGAGGTCGAGGTTGGTAAAAGATTCAGCAATCTTACCAACCTATTTTATGCACCAACCAAAATTCCTAAATATATTTCATCAGTCGCAACCGATAGACACTTAGAACGTGTAAGTTGGGGCGACCATGACGGGATTAGAATTAACTATACTGACTCTATGTCAGGATGGTTAGGCGTTCGGTTCCCTCTCACTAAAAGGTTTGTGAAACAGGGAGAGGGTCTTGGTTATCGTATTGAGATTGCAGTAGATAAGGTACCACGAGACGGTAGGGTTTTGATTCAGTTACTGGACAACACTCCCAACCTCGGGATGTACTACAACTCTCAAATTCTACTAAAGAGAACTGGAAATCAGGTATTTACAGGCTACTTAGATATTCCCTATACTGGAGAATTGAACGAGTACTCAATTAGGTTTACACTGACAAGTCCAGGAAACATCGTTATTCATAAACCAATGGTTATCAACCAACGTTTAATTCCTAACGAATTCGTGGATAGTACTGACTATAACAGTGAGTATAATCGAGTGACTATGTCACTGATGAAAGATAGTTTTGCTATAAAGTCCTTAAATAGCGCAGGAGATCTCATTGCTGGTATTAACATTGGAGCGAACGGGAACAACCGTATTGTAGGTCGAGCTACTCATATTACTGGAGAAACCTTGATTGACAATGCAGTTATCAAATCGGCCATGATTGATAAACTCAAAACTGCCAATTTTGAAGCTGGTTCAGTCACTACTACTATTTTAGGGGCAAACTCCGTCACAGCCGAAAAGGTACTTATGGACCAAGCTATGGCTCGAAGATTTGTATCGAGCGACATATTCACGGATACTTTAGCT